TCGCAAAAATCATCCACAACATTAATTATAGCCAATCAAGTTTTGAGACTGTCCAGGCTCTTGTTAAAATGTGGGATGAATACCCTAGAAGACAAGCAACTTTTTTTACAAAATTAAACCAAATAACAAATGGAACTGCAAACAACTAACACCGAAATTCAAGCACCTAGTTACCACATGGTAAACAAGGACTCAATGCTTTCTTTATCAAACGAGTTAAAGAGATTCGTTAAAGAAGCACACCTAGTATCTAACATTAAAGGTAAGGACTATTGTAACGTAGAAGCCTGGCAGATGGCAGGAGCTTCACTAGGCTTATTCCCTATTATTACAAGCGTACAAGACCTATCTAGTGAAACAGAGGTTAAGTATATGGCTACTTGCGAAGTTAGATCGTACCAAGACAATAAGTTGGTATCTGTAGGCATAGCAATATGCTCTAACAAAGAGGGTAGCAAAAAATTCTTTGATGAGTATGCTATCTTATCTATGGCACAAACTAGAGCAGTAGGTAAAGCTTTCCGTAATCAGTTAGCATGGTTGATGAAAGCTGCTGGATTCGAGGCAACACCTGCTGAGGAGATGGACTTTGTACATGAAGAGCCAAAAAAACCCTCAAAGCCAGTACAAACAGTTGTAGCTGAAATTATAGAAGAAGCTCCTGATAGAGATTCTATAATGATGGAGGTTGCTAAATGTACTAAGCTAAAACAATTAACAGATGTTTACTTTACATACAAGCAAACATTTGATGCTGATGAAACATTGATGAAGGTATTAAAAATGAAAAAAGAAAACCTAAAATAAAATGAACCTAACATTATTACCAAAAGTAGAACTGAGTTCTATTGAACCGAACAAATTTGCAATTGAGTTAATCAAAACGCAGATAGTAAATCACTTTACAGAAACTGGTGAGTCACCATTAGAACTACTCGTCAAGTCAGAGGCTGTTGTACAGCTTTTAGAGGGCATTAGAGCTGATTTAAAAGAGTTAGTACTAGATGAGCTTAGTAAGTATCCTGGAGGCAAGGCTGAGGTCTTAGGAAGCGAAATGGCTAAGTTTGAATCAGGCGTAAAGTATATCTATGACCAAGACTATACTTGGGGCAAGATGAATGAGCAATTAGAATCAATGAGATTTGCTATTAAGGAAAGGGAAAGGATGCTAAGGACTTTGCCTACGGCTATGGTTGATCCTGAAACTGGCGAAATGGTACACCCAGCACCTAGAATAAGCACAACAACCTTTAAGATTAACTTAAAGAAGTAAAAATCCCCCACCACCTCAAGATACTAATATTTATAACCTGATAGTAATTTATATAAACTTGGGGTGGTTTTTTAAACTTACAACATGAAATTAAACATTAATATAACAAGCTTTAAGGGTGTAGTCAGGAAGTCTTATTTTACAAAAGACCATAATGATGCTGATGAATTTTACAATGTATATGTATTTGCCTTACAGTCTTGTGCAGGTAAGATAGTTACCTTTCATGTGCTTACTGATTCAGGTATGCTTAGGAGTAGAGTTCCTTTATCTGAGATTTATACAACTATTCCAACGAATGACATACCTTATAATTATAAACAATTATGGGACTGCTTTAGCGAGAATGTATCTGTAATTGACTATGATTTTTTGGCTTATCATAAGTGTCAAGTATTGCTAAGAGATAATACAATGGTATGGGCTACATATATGTTTACAATAGATTGGTATAGTAACTGCTATAGTGATGAACCTACTGACTATAAGTGTGGTCATATATTAGAATCTGATGATGGTTATTTACTTTGTATGCCTAACAATAGGATATTTTGGAAGGATAGTAATTGGGTTACCAAAAAACTCCCTGATAATTTAAAGCAGTTTAAGGTTGACACAGAGCTATTGTCTGTAGAAAATCAATCAGATAAATGGATCACAGAAGATACAGATTCTTTTTACTATAACATAATAGAAAATAAATAATGACAATAATTTTAACAATAGCACTTTGGGAATTAGGCAAGACCTTGTTCTATAAACTTATAAACAGATAAACATGATGGAGATTGGAGGACTGGAGAATAATGTACCAGTAAGAATGATTTATATTGATGATAAAACGGAAGTATTATTCAAATCAATGGCTAGAGCATCAAGATTTACAAACATACCACAAGACTCAATAAAAAAGTCTTTAAACCCTACATTGAAGCGTAGATTTATGCATAATGATAGAGAAGTAATATTTAGAATAAACAAATAACAAAACATGGCTCAATTTTACACTACAATTATCCATCCAATAAGAAAGGCATTACACTTATCATGCAACGAATACTGCGTATTAGATACGATTATGCGTATGCAGAATAACGATAGTCATTGGTGTTACATGAGCAGAGAAACTATGGCAGATGATTTAGACTTGTCTAAGCAATCTATTTTAAACATTATTAAAGGGCTTATTTTAAAAGGATTAGTTACTAAACATGAAAAGACCAACCATCTTAGATGTGCAAGTCAATTTAAGGATGCTATTGATGATTATAGGAGTTTTGGTATTGAAGATAACCAGTTTACCATTGGTAAAGAAAGTTTACCTCAAGGGTCAAAAAAGTTTACCTCAGACGGTAAAGAATCTTTACCCAACAATACAATTAACAATAATAAGACATTTATAATACCACAGCCTTTAGAGGTTAGTAGTTATGCTAAAGAAATAGGCTTTGTTTTAGATGGTGAATATTTCTGTGATCACTATGAAGCTAGAGGATGGAAACTTAACTCAGGAATAATGAAAGATTGGAAGGCTACTGTAAGAACTTGGAAAAGGAATAGTTCCAAATTTAATACGCAATCTGATGTACCTACAAACAAAATCACTACACAAATTAAACTTAAATGATTGCTATAGACCTACCAAAAGCTTTAGATATTGAATCTAACATACTTGGTGCATTACTTTTAGACAAAAGAACTATACCATTGGTTATAGGTCATCTAAAAACAGATATATTCTACGATCTAAAGCACCAAAAAATCTTTAACGCTATTAAGGAGATGTATGATACAAATGTATCTATAGACCTTACAACTGTAGCTCAAAAACTCTCACAAGATGAGGACATAATACGAGAAGGTGGTGCTTATTACCTATCAAAGTTAACTGATAATGTAACCTCTAGTAACCATATTAATACGCATATTGAGATTGTTATTGAGATGTACAAGAAGCGTGAAGCATATAAAGTGCTAAGGATAGCAGAGAATAGTTGTTTAGACAACGATAGCCACTCATTAGATTTGTTATCGGACCTAAATAGTCAACTTATAGGTTTACTAGAATATGGAAATCTATATGAGAAAAGCATAACTGATGTAGTTATGTCTATAAACTATGCTAGAGATTTAGCTTGTAATGGAGAACTTTTAGGATTTAATACAGGATTCCAAGANCTAAACCAAACNATNGCNGGATGGTGTAAGCCTGACCTATGTATTATAGCNGGTAGACCTGGTTGTGGTAAGACTGCAATGATGCTTTCTAGTGTTTATCACTTAGCTATCCTAAATAACGTTCCTACGGCTATTTTTAGCCTCGAAATGAGCTCCGAACAGCTTNTTGAAAGGTTAGAGTCAATAACAAGTCAAGTGCCCTTAAAACGCCTTAGAACGAATAATTTGAATGACTACGAACGTAAGCTACTTTTAAAGACAGATGACAAGATAATCACAGCACCCATCTACATAGAAGATACTGGAGGAATCAGTATCTCACAACTCAGAGCTAAGGCTACTATTCTAAAGCAGAAGTATGGTATTAAGGTAATATTCCTAGACTATCTTCAACTTATGAGTGGACAAGGCAAAGCAAACCAAAACCGAGAGCAAGAGGTTAGTCTAATAAGCAGAAGCCTTAAAGCCTTAGCCAAAGAGTTGGAAGTACCTATTATCGCCTTATCGCAGTTAAGCCGTAAGGTAGAAGAACGAGCTGATAAGTTACCAATGTTGTCTGATCTTAGAGAGTCAGGTAGTATTGAGCAAGATGCTGACATTGTTATTATGCTTATGCGACCATCTTACTACGAAATGAAAGAACCTGTAGAAATAGGTGGTAAGCAGTACAATCCTGACGACCTAGTTATCGTTAAGGTAGAAAAGAACAGACATGGCAAGACTGGTAACATACCTATTAGATTTATTGGAGAAACAACCACATTTGAAGATTATAAACACTAAAACATGAATGACAACTACCAAAAATTTGCTGAAGTAGAATTAAAAGAAGGCGAAGACCTTAACATTGAGAACATGAAAGAACGTATCGTAACTAAAGCATGGTATGATACTGCTAGATTTAACGATATAACTGACGTTGCAGTTGGTATAGGTATCGGAACTAGAACACTTTACTTTTATGCCAAAAAACTAAAACTACCAAAGAGAAGTGGACTTAAATAGGAACTATAAAAATACTCGTAAGTTCGACATAGAACAAGCTAAGGCTTCTGATGGCACTTACCAAGCATTGTTATTATTTGCTAGGAACACAAAAATCTTGGTCATACAACAACCAAAAGCCCTAAAGCAGAAGTATATGTGGCTTGAATATGAGAATAATGGTAAGCCAAGTGGTATAGCAGATACAAGGGTAGAGTTCTTTGCTATCAACTTTGACCTTAAAGATAGAATCTACTTTATAAGAGCAGAAATGCTTAGAACAAAGGCAAGAAGATACTTTAAATGGGGTAAAACTAAGATAGTTGAAGGCGTAAGATATATAAAAGTTCCTACTGTGGAGATGATACGTTTCGATTAATTAGCTTAATTTCGTTTATATGACATACAAGACAGCAAGTGATTTGACCAAGATGATGCTAGAATATTTAGATAATTTAGGTTATGAAGTATGGAGAAACAATAACCTAGCAGTTAAGGGAAGGTCTTTCATTGGTAAGAAAGGATTGCCTGACATTATAGGTTATCATAAGAACTATGGTCAGTTCATTGCTTGTGAGATTAAAGCTATTGGTGATCGTTTAAGTGTATCTCAAATGAGTTTTTTAACTCACTTAGGTATGTGCGGTGGCACATCTATTGTATGTCAACAAATATCAGACGGAACAATTAATTTAACAATATTTATAGACAAT